AGCGTTTGTCACACGATGAATTGCAGCAAAGAGTCAACGATTTATACACGAATGTAAATGAGGAAAATCCGACACGAGCAGAGGAAAGCAAAGCGCATTATGCCCTTCGTGCGGTAGTGGAATTGCATAAGCCAGATGAAGTGCATTTTGGAGATGTTATTTCGCAGATTGAATGCCTTGAATGCAAAATCAAATACCCCTGCCTAACCATTCAGGCTATTGAGAAGGAGTTGTCGTGATTAAATGGAACAAGGATTACAAAACAATAGACATTGGCACAATGTTTTGGATTGAATTTAATACTTGCCGTACTACTTATAGGTGCGGTATTTCATACACGGGCGATAATTATAGCAACTATGTTGAGTTATCGTTATTTTATCCGACTTTGACTTTAGGGTATTTAAGAAAACGATTGAGAGATTCTTACAAAGAATTAGAGGCTATTGAGAAGGAGTTAAATAATGGCTAATTATCCAAATAGACCTGAAAAGAAAGACTGGCTAAATGATTATGGTTACGCACTCATGATTATTGGAGCACTTGCATTTGTTATGTTTATTGGTTTATTTGTAACAATAACAGATACTCCTAATAAAGATCCCCGCAATGGTAGGGTTTATATTGATGGTAATATTAATAAAGTTTGCGATGGAACTAATTTAATTATTAATGGTAGAGGTACAGCAGTAATTCAAAATAGCAAGGAATGTATGTAATGGCTGGACAGGAAATGATTGTTAAGACTAGTGATGAACTAATAGCAAATCGTGAATCCCTGCTCAAAAAAGCGGGAATGTCATGGAAAGAACTAGAATCTCTAGGTAAATCATATCAACTAGACGACGACAAGTATTACATATATAAAACTATTAAAGCAATTAATTGGGTATTGGAAGGAAAGTAATGGATAGATCAGATCTTTATATCCCGCCTAAAACACACAATAGTGGGGCAGAAACTTGGTGGGCTCAGGTTGATTTTGTAATTAAGTATATTCAAGAAGATATTGCTAAAAAGATTGAACGCTGGCATATGGCTGGATGTATGGCGGGAACTAAATGCGATCAAGGACGTTGTGATTGTGAAGAGATGATTAAGATTGCGAGAGGCAAAGATGAGTAAAGATAGAAGAGATATCATAGGCTATAAGTACAAGGATGATGAACAAGAGCTTCGTGAGAAGATTGCTCAGGATATCCTTGATTGGGCACAAAAATATCATGATAATCCAATAGTTGAAAACTGTGTCCGTATTGCTAGGGGTAAGTAATGGAAGATGAATGGTTTTTCCCAGAAGATTCATACGACTCTCTAGTTGCATCTGCTGGAACTATTATTAAAGACTGGAACATTGGTGATTGGCAGGGTGATTATGTCTACCTGCTCAAAAATGGAGATAAGTTTGGGTTTACGGTAGTTGGATACGGATCCTGTTCTTATTGCGATGCCCTGCAAAGTTGCGATAACCAAGAAGAAGTTGATATACTGAAGGAATCAATTGTTAAGGATATTTTTTGGGGGACTGCAGAAGAAGTAGAAGCCTATGCTATTAAAGAAGATGCTAATCGTTGGTACTATCATGAGCATGAATGGAAAACTATTAAGAGAGAACTAAAAGCGGAATTGAGAAAGGCTTAAGATGTATACCTATATAACTACAACGACATATCGTCCACGATATAAGTTTCGTGCTAGAACATATAATAGAATAAGAATAGGAAACAAGAAATGAACTCACCAATTATTGTATTTAATCCAAGTGGATTAACAGATGAGCAAGTAAAGCAAGTTAAGCAGGCATTAGATGATGCTTATCGTGCAGGGTATGAAACTGCTAAAGAGTTTTATCAGTTAAAGATGACTATCCCTACTAATCCAGGTTTTGGTAGCACACTTACAGTACCGCCACAGCAGTGGGTTGTAAATGACTGCACCAATGGAGTTGAGCAGGGTACTTATGCAAGTGCTCAGAGTGAATACCCAAATGCTGGTAAGTCTAATTGTCCTCATATGTATGTGAACAATAAGTACAGAGCACTTGGTGTTTGTGGTCTGTGTGGCATATCATTTGACGAATGGCATGGATAGGTCTATACTTATAATATGAACTGCCAAAAATGCGGGATGGATAAAGAAGACATTGAGTACTGGGATACTCATCAAACTATGAGTGATTACAGGGTGTGGTGTGCCAAGAGAAGCTAAGATTATGTCTATGGACTGGCGTAGCCTTGGCTATTGGCCTGTTTGGAAAGATGGCAAAAAGGTTTGGGTTCCAAAGGACAAAGTAGATGAAGAATGAAGAACTCATAGAGATACTTGATAAGCTTAGAGTAGATTATCTTAAGTATCGTGGCTCTTCATTTGATCAACAGGGTAATCTTTTTTGGGCTAAAGATGATGCAATGGCTTATGCTGAAGGTTTAAATACCGCCATTAAAATAATTGCGGAAGATAATAAAGAACTATTAGAAAGGCTAGGTTCTGATTATGATGAAGAGGGAATACCCTATTGGGATAGATATAATGGATAGATTAGTTAATTTTTTATTTAGATGGAGCAGGCTTAGAGATGCCTTAATGGATGAGGTGCATTTATATGACATGCTAGATGAAAGATTAAAAGATACAACTCCTGGCTCATTATACTGGAATGAGGGGGATGGATGGCGTTCCTGGACTTATAGTTCAGAACGCAAGAAGTACTACTTCAATGATATCCCAGAAGACAACCTAGGAGATGCTATGACGTATATATATGAGTCATTAGGTCCTGAATTTGATATGGATGAGGTTTGGTAACTGGACAAACCAGCTAACCTTTGGTATACTGAATACATGAGAGAAACAACAGAAAAAGAGTTTGGAATCCCTGCATGGGATTTATATTCATGTGAAATTTGTGGAAGCGTATTGCTTTCTCATACCGTTAAGCTTCATGCTGAGTTCCATGGCAATCAGCCTACAAAGGTTGCTGAGGACAAGTACTCACAAAAGGCTTGCCCAATCTGTAAAGAAGTTATTACTATACCCCTTGATTCAGATGGTGCAATGATTCTTGATATCTACGATGATCATTTAGAGTCACACTAAGATAATAATGCTTAAGTTCTTATACGGTATGCTTGCAGGCTATTTAATTTGCAGCTTTGAATTTTCTTTATTTTTATTTAAAAAGGGGTACATGAATGTCAACGAAATCAAAGACAAATATTCAGAAGATAACTGAATTAACAAACAAGTGGTACATTTATGTCAATTTAGACCATCATAAAACAAAAGATTGTATTTGGTATATTGAGACTGCTTATAAATACGGTGAACCACCAAAGTATATTGCATGTCACTATGGATATATTCTTAGTGATTGGAAAAGCCCTGAATGTGATACCCTTGAAGATGCAGAACAGTGGCTTATCAATAAGCTTGAAAGAGAACTAGAACAAGCAAAGATTCATATTCAAGAGATTATTGATTTAGATAGAAATGAAGAAGCAGAGTGGATGGATCCATCAAATAGAGCACCAGAGATACTAAAGGAGTTAATGAAGTGAATTTAGATAGTTTAACAGAAGAGCAAAAAGAAGATGTTGTCAATCTTATTGTTATGACAGTAAAAGAAATTCGTGAACAATTAGACCAAGATATTTTATTTACTCAACAAATTTGGCAACGCAAAGGGTTTTTAAAAAGCCGAAGAACTCGCAAAGCATTTGAAGCCTGTCGTGCTATCGTTCAGGGCAAGAACGAAGTATTTGACGAGGAATAGCATGGAGTTTTTAATTCTGTTGGCTTTCTTTTGTGGTTGGGTTGTAGGATATGTTCAAGAACATTATCGTCAAAAATAAAATAGTTATTAGTTTAATATTTATTGTGACAGTCATTCACAATATAGTTATGTATATGATATGGAGATAAGATGGATAAGTTAATTAATGTTTTGAATAAAGGTTATGTTCGTTTAGTTGATACGCTTGGCAATGATCTCTCAATTGTTAACGCAGCACGTGTTTCATACGATAAAGAGTCATCCGAGTTTCAGGCTAGAGATGAAAAGCTAATTGAGTTTTTGATTCGTGAAGGACACACATCTCCATTACGACATGCAGCAGTTACCTTTGAAGTATATGCCCCACTGGTGGTCGCTAGACAGTGGTGGAAGTACGCTGTAGCATCTACCCATATTGATGATCAAAATGGATGGAATGAGTCGTCTCGTCGTTATATTACTGAGCATGAAGAGTTCTACCTTCCAAAAGGAGATGAATGGCGTTCAAAGCCTGAAAATAGTAAGCAAGGGTCTGGCCCAGTCTTAGATTCAAGTGTAGGAGGATACTTTACAAATAAGCTATTTGATACAATTGAAGCAGGCAACAAGCTTTATCATGAAGCTATGGAAGCTGGAATTGCACCAGAGCAGGCACGACTATTTCTTCCTGCTTATGGGATGTATGTGAGATGGCGTTGGACTGTTAGCCTTCAAGGAGTAATAACATTCTTGGATCAAAGATTAGAACATGATGCACAAAAAGAAATTTATGAGTATGCAAAGGCTGTTAAAGAATTGACTGCAAATGAATTTCCTGTTATACTAAAAACTATAGAAGAGAGTAAGGGTAAAAATGCTTAGACCAATTGAAGACAAGATTATCGTAAAGCCTATTGAAGAAACAGAGAAGACTACTGCTTCTGGGCTTGTTTTAACAAACATGCAAAATGAAAAACCAACAGAGGCAATTGTTATTGCTGTGGGTCCAGGCATGAAGCTTGCAGATGGAAGTGTAATAGAGATTAACCTTAAGGTTGGGGATAAGGTTATCTTTTCAAAGTATGGTGGAACAGAGATTGAGCATGAATATGAAAAGCTTGTAATCCTTTCATACCGTGACATTTTTGCGGTGATAGAGTAAAAGTTAGCACCAGTAGCCAAGTTGGTGAAGGCATCAGTCTTATATACTGAAGATCGTAGGTTCAAGTCCTACCTGGTGTACTACCCGTGATATGCTCCAAGGTGGGGCAGGGGACTGTAAATCCCCCGTCATTTGACATGGTTGGTTCAATTCCAACATCACGGACTAAACCCATATAGCCCAGCGGTAGAGGCAGTAGACTTAAAATCTACAAAGCGTTGGTTCAAATCCAACTATGGGTACTCAGCCTTCGTAGCTCAGGGGATAGAGCGACGGACTTCTAATCCGCAGGTCGTAGGTTCAATTCCTACCGAGGGCACCAAAGTATAGTATAATAAGTAAGTTAGTTATAATACGTAAATAACTAGCCATACGAGAAAAGGTAAAATTATGGAAGAAATGATTCAAACCCTGAAGGTTCTTCAGGCTAGTACAATTGCACTAAAGTTTAAAGCACAAGGGTATCACTGGAATGTTGAAGGTGATGACTTTCCACAGTGGCATGATAAGTTTGGTGATATCTATGAGGCACTAGATGGTTCTATTGATCCACTTGCTGAATGGATTCGTATCCTTGGTGACTATGCACCATTCAAGCTATCACGTCTTAATGAACTATCAACAATCCCAGAGTCTTTAGTATCTGCAGACCCAGAAGAGATGGCTGCTGATTTACTTAAGGATCATATTGCATCTGCACAAGCATTTGGTGAGGCATCTGCAAAGGCTGCTGCTATGGGTCAAAAGGGACTTGAAAACTTCCTGGCTGACTGCATGACCACACATCAAAAGTATGTTTGGCAACTTCGTGTTTCAACGATTGAAAACGAGATGGAAACCCCAGAAGCACCAGAGGCTCCTGAAGCACCAGAATCAACTGAGGCATCACAGGGATAATAATTGTCTACAATAGTTGACATTGATGATACGCTGCTAAGGAATGGCACACAACCTATTCAACGAGTAATTGATTATGTTAATGCCCTTCCTGGCAGTGTTATCATTGTCACAGGAAGAAATAAATCACAAAGAAAAGAAACTGTTGCTGCACTTCGCAGAGCAGGTGTAAAGTATTCTAGATTAATTATGAATCCTGGATCATCCGCAGAAACTGCTAACTTTAAATATGAAGTTGGAAAGAAGTTGCGTTCGCAAGTTAATTTAGCAATTGACAATAATGCAACAATGAGAGCAGCCTATGCAAAGGCTGGTATTCCAACAAAAGATCCAGCAAAACTTCCAGACATGAAAAAGTTCTGGCAACTCTAGTTGTAAGGTATAATATATTACATGGGGTATCCAAATTGGTTTGAACTTGCTGCTATTAACTATTTTAATTTAGTCCTACCAAAAAGATTTGCTGGCAAACCACTAGTAGATTTTTTACAGGTTGGTGCATATACTGGAGATGCTTCAGAATGGATGCTAGATAATATACTTACAGATCCTACATCTTGGTTAACAGATGTTGACACTTGGTCTGGTTCTGAAGAAGAGGCACATAAATCTTTTGACTGGAATGAACTTGAGCATTTCTATGACTCCAGGATGAAGCCGTACAGAAATGTTTGTAAGATAAAGGGTTCTTCTTGGGACTTTTTGAGAAATGCTGAATCAGAACACTATGATTTTATCTACATAGATGGTGATCACACAGCAAATGGTGTGTACATGGATGCAACTTTAAGCTGGCACTCTCTTAAACCTAATGGAATTATGGCGTTTGATGACTACCTATGGCAACATGAATCTGGAAAAGATGAACTGAAGCCTAAGCCTGGCATTGATCAATTTTTGAAAGAATACAAAAAGGAATTATCTCTAATTATTATGGATGAACAAGTCTGGATATCAAAAAATGGGTAAGCTAAATAACTTTGGACCAGTATATCTAATTAACTTATCTAATCATACACACAGATTAAACAATGCAAAGAAAGAATTTAATAAGTACGGGATTACGAACTACACTGTTATTGAGGCAATAGATGGCAGAAAGAATGATTTGTCTGGCATTATTGACGGTAAATACCCAAACCTAAAGCCATCTGAAATTGGTTGCATTACTTCACACATCAAGGCGTTAAAGCATTGGCTAGATACATCTGATAGTGATTATGCCATCATTATGGAAGATGACTTTAGCTTTGATACCGTTGAGCATTGGCCATTTGATTGGGATGATGTAGTCAACAATATACCCAAAAATGCTGAAATCGTACAGCTTATCATGATCAAGAATGATCCAGTTAAGTTTAGCATTCATAAAAAAGAAAAGTATGAGTGGAGCAAGCTTATGACCTATTCTTGGTCAACAGCATGCTATCTAATTAAACGAGACTATGCAAAAACATTGGTAAAACTTCACTCAAGTGGAGAAAAGTATAAGCTGCATAACTATGGTTTTAAGAATCAGGCAGCGGATGTGATTCTGTACAGTCTTGGAGATGCATACTCCTTCCCTATCCTTACTCATATCCTTGATGCAAAGAACTCAATCAATAACGATCACAGCGATTTCCATACAAGATCAAAGAATAATATAGATACTTGGTGGGAAAAGAATGGCGGGAAATATAGCAAAGAGCAGTTCTTTGATTTAAAATCTGGACTATCAAAAAAGACCACTAAGCCAAAGACATGTTTTACAATTTTCCACGTTGATGAAGATACAGACCTGATGAATAAAAGAAATATTCTTGTCAGCAGGGCTACTGAAAAACTTAATGTTGATTTTGATAAGTTTGAAACCCCTACCATCATAATGAAAAATACAAATGATATTAAAAAGTTCTACAAGGGTGCTAAGATAAAGATTAATCCTCTTGGCTTTGAGGGTACTGGATGGAAACCTGGTGAACTAGGTATCTGGGCTAGCAACCTAACTGCATGGGAAAACTTTTCTAAGTCAGACTATGATCAAATAATTCTTATGGAAGATGATATTGTTTTGGGTAAAGATTTTAATAAAAAGCTTCTTAACTATATAGATGAGCTTCCAGATGACTGGGATGTATTTACAGCCTATATCCCTGAGACTGGCAACGTAAGATATGGGAAGAACAAGAAGAAGCTATTTATAGGCAAAGATAATGTCTGTAAGGTCTATCAGTCCTGGTCATGCCTTTGCTATGTAGTGAGTAAGTCTGGGGCTAAAAAGCTCTTAAAACAGGTCCAGGAGCCCGTAAACAGCCCTATAGACCACTACCTATTCTATCATCCAGACCTGAATGTGTATACTATGAAGCTTGAAAAGGGTAATATTTGTGAGATTTATCCTACAGACTCAACTGTTCAGACTGCTAAAAAGCAAGATATGACGGGAATAGTTTAAACAAACTTATTATAAAAGTACTCTATTGCAGAGCCTTTTGGGAGCTTGTTTTTATCAATACCTTCTCTGTTAAGAAATTGATTCCAGATCTGAAGAGTGTGTGCATTTTTGCACTTGTCTAAAACTTCTTCTCTGTAGTCTTTGAGCCATATCTTTTTCCATTGCCAAAAGTGGACTGGATAAAATACTTCTGGTGGCTGAGCATATTTTAAAACCCCAAACCTTTTAGCACCCTTTGTTACTAGCAATGGTCCTATCTCTGACCAGACTATCTTATTTTTATCATATCTTACGGAGTTGTGGATTAAGAATTCAATAAGATCAGAATCCTGTGGCATTCTTAATATACCGTTGGCTAAACGCTCATCTTCTTCAAAGCCAAATAGATAATCTCCAAAGTCCCAGTCTGCCCTCAAGCATATTGAGTCTGTATCTGTCCATGTTAGACCAGTCTTTTGTATCATTGTATATCTAAACATGTCTGCAAATGGTCCATAAGAATCCTGTACCTTGAAAATTTCAGACTCAGGAATGATCTTGTTAGCATCTTCCTTGATAACACCTTTTGGTACAGCCATATCCATATCATAAACAAACAGGGTAAAAGAGTGTCCATGGTAAATAAAAGATGCAAGGGCAGTCTGCTCAACTTTACTTAAAGGATTGCCAATCCACAGTGATCCAAAATTAGCCATCAGCTCATATTCCTTTTCAATATATATTGGTCACAAAATTCTCTTTTGAGTTCTATGATACTTGGAAATGTTGCCTTGTCATCATAGATAAACTGAATTTCTGTATCCAATAGTCTTATCTTGTATTTAGTGTAGCACAATATAAAATAAGATAGCCATAGGTCGTCAATAATATAGTACTCTTCTGGAACATCAAAGAATCTTTCATCTAGGAATAAACTTGCTGGACATAAGAGGCCACCACCGCCTGCATAGTTACCTTCTTCATTTCCTACTAGTCTAACCTTCTTCCAATAATCATCTTCAAACTTGTGAGCATAGAAAGATTTAACATACCTGTCGTCATACTGATCATAGCAGTCCTGAATAAAGCTTGGAGATAATACCTGATCATCATCAACAAATATAACTCTTTCATAACCTTGTTCTGCTAACTCTTTTGCGAGGTAAAACCTTGAAAACATTTTATATTGGTTGTGGTAGTTCTTTATACTAACATTTATTCCAAGACCATTGCCATACTTGTTTAAGTACCCAACTATCTTGGTATCTTTATTTTCTGCATTATTGGATATATAAAAATCAAAATCTTTGTTGGTTTGACTATTTAGTTTATTTAAAAATTTGGGCATGTTTGTTAGTCTTATGTATGTACACAAGATTAAGGCAGTCTTAGACTGTGGTTTGATTTGATTCTGATATATGTATGTCATGATATTAAAGAAAGGGAGGGATAAACCGTTTTAGATCTACCCCTCCCTCAAAGAATTACTTCTTCTTTGGAGCAGCCTTCTTTACAGGTGCCTTCTTTACTGGAGCCTTTGCAGTCTTAAGAGCCTTCTCTACGACCTCAACATCTGGAAGGACTCCGAATGCCTTATCGTTAGGGTTAATTGCTCTTAGTGCTACTGGAGCGATTGCTGCTACTAGTGCTGTCCAGAGATCCTTTGGATCTGTAACTCCCGCCATGTATAGCGCAAGTCCTGATGCAAGTACTGAGCGACCATATGACGCTAGTAGTGCCTGTGTCTTCTTATTCATATTTCCTCCTAGGATATATTATTGTTGTTCTTCTTTTGGAAGTAACTCTTTTAGTTTTTCGTACTCATCAACTATCTTCTTTAGAGAGTAATAATTTGGTGACATAGACATTATGTCTCCATACTCCTTAAAGTAGTTTATTTCTGGCTCAATTGATGAAACAAAGTTTTGCAAACCCTCTTGAAATTCTTCAATGTAGTCAAAGGCCCAGTCACGTGACTCTGAGATAAACTTAAGAAAGTTTTCCCTATGCACACTGTCATCACTCTGTAGCTTTGATTCTTCAACATCATTAACTAACTTTTCAAGGATAAGTTTTTCTACGAACAGATGCTCATACTTTTTACGAAGCTTATCAGCGTTATATGCAAGAGTAAGGTAGGCACAACTCATGGAAAATAGACAAGTTGATACTATTATTAATGGTAAACTCATTTATTCACTGCCTCTCTTGTAACTAAAACAATTGCACCATTTTGTTCTAAGGCATCTTTCAGTCTTACAACATATTGCAACGCTTCTACTTTTTCAAAATGTGTCATTCTAGCAAACTTCAGTTCATCTAGTTTGATAGTCAGAAAGTGTTCGTTATCAATTATATCAACCCCAAAGCCCTTTGGAGGTTGCACCGCATGAAAAGCTTTACGCATATCATCTGTATACATTACTTATCTCCAAGGCTATCCAACATATCGTCTAGCGAACTAAACCCCATGTCTTCTATTTCTAATGCTTTAAGTAATATGTACCAGGTCTCCTCAACATACCCCTTTGCTACCTCAGTTGGAGTAACAAGTTCGGAGTCAATTAAAAATGCAAGAGGAAGACCTAAATCATTATAGATAATAAAGTCTTTAAACTTCTCTGCATCCTTATAATCAACCCATAGTTGAGCAAGGATAGCGCAAACATCTTCAAATGAAGTTAGTTCATCTCCGTTGTCAAAGCTTTCCATACTTCTCCCCATTGATCCTTTGTCTTATGCCGATTAAACTCTCTTGAAATTTCTCCACCTTCTAAGTATACACCACCCCATACACCCCATTCTTTTCCAGATACGCCATTAGCAAAACATATTTTTGCCACTGGACATGAGGCGCAGAAGTTGTCTATATTAGACCTTAAATCAATATCATCTTCATATTTTTCAAAATAAAGATTAGTGTCTAAACCAAGACACTTGGCTTGATCTTTCCATAAATGCTGCTTCAAGGATTACTCCTTATACTTATTTGGAATATCCCAGCCATTACTTCCAACGGTATAAATCTTATGCAAGTACCATTCTCCGTTGACTCTGATTCCCTGCGGAGAAGTGCGAGCAATGTCTGACCTCTTTAGATCAATAACATTCCAACCATCCCAACGAAGGTTCTTGTTTTTCTTGACAATTGATTCCATGACTTCTAGCTTTTTTACAATCATTTTTTTCCTTAGTATCTAAATAATCCGACTTCAATATTTTTGAGTTCGGCTAATGCAACTAACTTTGATGCTGATTCTTTTGGCTTACTCAAGAATGCAACATAGTTTACATGATCTATATTTTCTTCAATATATGAAGGCGGAACCTTAAAGAACTTAATCTTCTTACCTCTTGCCTTCATTCCTCTTTCAGAAAGATTACAGAATTCAGAAACCATTGCATTAATTCTTGCTGGACCAGCAGAATAGATCAAAAGCTCTTTATCTTCATCGTGCATTGCAGACATTGAAACGCCCATTGCACGTAGGAAGACTTGATAATCATCAAAACCTTTCGTTCCCTGCACTGCTATTATCATCACTATTTCCATTCTTTAGGTTGTCCAATATGAACAACATCTTCTCAATATCTTTTTTTGACATATCGGATGTATCTACAGGGGCTGCTGTTTCTATATCTACCGCATTACCCACAGTACTTGCACAATAAAATGTATTATTGCTTACCCAATATGCTTTTTCTCCTATGAAAAATACCTTAACAGAACTTTTCTCTATATGGTTTAAAGCCTGAGAGTTTTGCTTAGGTTTTTCATAAACTTGTTTAGGCAAAAAGTCCTTTATCATCATATGTATATTGCTTTGACTATATACAAGTTTTGGAAAAGGTTTAGTCTTTCTTCCTTTATAAAGTATATATGAAGTTACACAGAATGTCAAGCCAGCCACTAAAAGATATTTCATCTTTTATTGCTTTCTTAGACTAAATGCACTTCCTGACCAAACAGCCTTCTTACTTTCACGCTCAACAATGCTACGTGCCCAAGAAAATCCAGCGTCTCCACCCCATGCAAGCCACATAATATAGCCATTAGATGGGTTAGATTGGTTTGCCCAGTCCTTACCCTTTTTGTCTACTTCATGGCGTGAGAAGTATGAATACATTCTCTTAACAGTACTAAGAGATAATGTTTCTCCTCTTGCTAACTGCCCCGCTCTTGTCCAACCAACTGAAGTTCCAGCACCATTTGCCTTACCATCTTCTTTAAACTTGATGGCTTTACGTGCTGCTGCTCTTGCCCCCGCTGGTGGAGAATATCCATCTGCCTTAGATACAGAATCTGATTCATAAACAACAGTGTCATCATCTTCCCAAAGATCATCTGCTTTTCCTGCAGGGACACAGTTAGGAACCATCTTTCCACCATCTCCAGGCTTCATTCCACGCTGCACATATCCTTCCCAACATGGTGCCTGCTTTTCAACACCGTCTGGGCAGCAATCTTCTTTTCCAATTGAATTATCATATGCATCAACAGGATCTGGCTTTGCTGCTTCAAACTCTGCATCTTTACCATCTTCTACATTCTTTGGTGAACATGCAGGACAGTCTGGACAATCAACATTCATTGCCTTACATGTCTCGCATCCACATCCATCATATCCACCTGTTTCTTCAACAGTTTGTTCTTGAGGAGTTCCACCTGGAACCTCTTCAACTAATTGTTTAATTACTGATGCTAGTTCTTTAATTTGATCTGCTGCTGAAATTCCCATTCCATCTCCCCCTACAGAACCAACTGCTCCTCCTGCATTCATTCCAGAATGAGAATCGCCAACCCCACTTCTACGCCTTCCATAACGAATTACGTCTTCTTTAGTGGCATCTGGAACATTGGCATATAAAGCACGAACCTGTGCTGCTGCTTTGCCCTTTGTAGGGTGTGTTCCAACTGTCTTGCCTTTGTCATCTACAACGGCATATTGAGAACCTGATCGTTCAATGTGGTACGGCATAGTCTTCTCCTAGTTTATATACTATGATTATATCAGATTACTTAAGAAGAAGTCTCTTAATTTCAAGCAATGCAATCTGCATTTCCTGAGAGAGACCCTCAATTTCATCATCATTAAAAGCTTTGTCTGTAAGGGTAACCTGTGGATCATCAGACAAAAGGTCCATATCTACAAACCTTTTTTCCCAAAGAACCATCATACTTCGGTTAATCTCAGTGAGGTGCTCCTCATAGAGTTCTGGCATTATATCCTTAATTATGGGGGTAAAGATGTAGGTTGGAAGACCACTAACAGGGTCTAATCCAGCCTGCTCTATTGCACCCACAGAAATAAGCATATCTATAGTTTCATCAATGGGATCCATTAATAAATTCTTCCAACTGCTCTTTAGTCTTTGCTCCGTTAATTCTACGTACTTCATTACCGTCCTCAATTAGGATAAAAGTTGGAATTGCTCTAATCTCAAAGTTCTTGCATAGGTCGGGGTTATCATCAGCATCAATGATCTGAAACTTAACTAGACCCTCTCTATCAAGCTCTTCTGCAATTGGACGAACTCTTTTGCAAGGGTTACACCACTCTGCTGTAAAATACAATACATGCTTCACTTGGAACCCTTTGCTCTCTGGCCTCTAAAGCCTGTCTTCTTTTTATTCATTGATCCAGGCTTCTTAAATCCTCCACCATTTGGAGTAGCTGCTTGTCGCTGCTCTAGTGCCTTTGCAATCTTGTCATGATGCTTTCCCATTATTTTTCCAATCTTTCTCTCTCGTCAATTACATCAACCATGAAGTCCATCATTTTCTTATAGCCTACAGCATCATCCATTATATTGTTATAGTGATGTGCACAAAATATTAGTTCGCCAATATTGCCAATAACCTTTACATACCCTTGAGCTTGACAACTATCACAACGATCTCTAGCATCTAGTAGCCAAATATCTTCTTGTTCTTCGGTTTTTGTTTTCATGTTACTTCTTTCTATTATCTGTGCTATAGAATCCTGAACCAGTAAACTGAGCCCCTATGGGGGTGTAGTGCCTTTTCATATTAGCACCACACTTCCCACAAGGATAACTCTCTTTGTAGTTTGCCATGCTAGTGTTAAAAGGAATAATTTCTTCATCACACTCACACTTATATTCGTATATTGGCATTACTTACCGCTCTTCTGCCTTGCTTTTGCAAGAGCATCAAAGTCTTTTATCTTAGTTTCTCCCAGATATCCCCAGGCATATCCATCATTGATCATCTTATTATTAAGTGATTCAGATTCACCATTGACATATACCCAGCCAAGAATGCGACCATACTTTTCAGATGAGTCCATCTTTTCTGTTCTAAGAACTACAGATTTTGCATCCTTCAAATGCTTCTTAAGATATTCTTTAGCTTCTAAACCAAGAACCTTTTCAGCCTTATCGGATGTACGTGACTCTGGTGTATCAATACCAGCAAGTCTAACACGGGATGCAAATAAAATGTCAAATCCTAAATCAATAAGAACGTCAATTGTATCTCCGTCTACAACATTCTCTACTTTTCTGACATAGTACTCATACATTACTTAGCACCCTTTAACTTTTCAAGTGTTTCTGTATCAACAACACCGCTTGGCTTTAGCCCATTCTTTGACTGAAACTTCTTTACTGCTGCTGCGGTACCTGGACCAAACTCACCATCTGCCTTGATTCCCAAAAGCTCTTGAATTGTCTTAACTCCAGAACCCTTTGCACCGATCTTAATGACCTTTGATGCAGGCTTTTTAGCTACAGGCTTCTTTGCAACTGGCTTAGCAGTTGGAGCAGGTGCTGCTGTAGACTTTGACAATAGTGGCAAGTTTTCTTCACCAGCGTATACTGGACGACCCCAACCAACTACAGCATTCATCAATGTCTTATGCTTAACGTATGCACGAGTCTTCTCTACACACATTCCGCCGTTTCGTTGATCTCCCTTTGCAGTTCCTGAAGTATTTCCTTCAATAACCTGGATAGTTCCATCGCCATTGTTCTTAATACAAAGACCTACATGAGAAATTCTATTGACACCATCATCTGGAAAATCAAAGAAGATCCAGTCTCCTGGAGTTGGATCATCATTACGAGCATCTGCCCAACGATTATTCTTCTTAAAATAGTCTGCTGCTGCTACTGTTGAAGCAGTCTTGGGATACTTCTTTGCATCAAGTCCTGATGTGAACGCACACCAAGATACAAATGACTGGCACCATGGCTGAAAGTTTACACCAGACCACTTACCATACTTAGTTTCATTATCTTTTGGACCTTCAATGGTTCCAATTTCCTTCTTAGCAACCTCAATGATTGCTTCTACTGAGCCCTTTACAGCCATACTTAACCTCCTAAGTTAACCCTTTAATTATAGCACTAGGCTGTTTTCTTTGTCAACCTATCATGTGTCCTAATTCTGTGACAGTTTGCACACACTACTTCACATTTTGCTATCTCTTTTTTTATTGCTGCCCAAGAAAAACCATCATGGATCATTCTTGATATATTATATTTTTTATCTTTTAGGTGATCAAAATCTAAAACTATATGATTAGATTCCCCGCAGTCTACACAGCCACTCGCCTCTTTGATTTCTCTCAGACGATTCTTGAATTGTTGCTTATTGTATGCGACCAATTCTTTCTCTGACATAGAACTTAATTATACACCTAAAATAAGAGCCCCACACAGGTAATCCAGGCACGATGGCCACGGTCATAAGTAAATGGGTAACTAAACCATCTCTAAGGTCCTGTGTGGGGACTATTTATATTATACTACTTGATTTTGATTGTCTTAGGCTTCTTCTCTTCTGGAATGTCACGCTTCACCACCACATAAAGCATGCCATCATTAAGATCGGCACTATCAACAAACATATATTCAGCAAGTGTAAAGGTACGTGTAAATTTACGTCCTGCGATACCCTTGTGAACATACTCTTCAACATCTTCTGGACGCTCACCCTTGATAGTAAGTACTCCATCATGCTCTGTGATTTCAATAGAATCCTTGTTAAAGCCTGCTACTGCAAGCTCAACTACATAGGTATCCTCATCAACCTTGCGAACATTGTATGGAGGGAATCCAGACTGTTGATTTGTAGTATTTGTTAATCGGTTGAACATCTTGTCAAATCCGATAAAGAATGGATCATCAAATAGAGATGGTCCTGTTTTTGTATATGATACATAGTTCATTTTTATTGCTCCTTTTCAGCGAGTTAAAGTATGTACCCCCATTTGGCAGGTACATATATATTATACCACTTTGCTCTCCCCCTAGGATTCAAACCTAGATTGCTGGTGCCAAAAACCAGAGTCCTGTCAATTGGACGAAGGGAGATCAATGAGCAGTTTACCTATTGCTAGGTGCTTCTTTTCTGCGACTCCCCGATGAAAGGGTGCAAATCCAATGCTGGTCATACTCAGGACCAAGCGGAAGAAGTAGGATTTGAACCTACGGTAGATTTTACTCTACGGTCAGTTAGCAACCGACTGCAATAGACCACTCTGCCATTCTTCCAATGAGAACTCGGTTTATATTTCACCACTCCGTAAGGTCTGGTGCCAGTGCGTTCTCAACACTGTGCAGAAGTCTAGCTAGGGCCTTCTACAAATACTTGTTCATCCGTTAAGATAAACAGTGGTATTGCCTTCCTGTAGGAGTAACAGGGTTTGAACCTGTGACATTCTGCGTGTAAAGCAGACGCTCTACCACTGAGCTATACTCCTATTTGTAAGCGAGATGTGACTAGCATCCCCTTACTGACTCTACACTAAATATCCTACGAGTAGTAGCAACCATAAGCACTCTTGTCTTTGCGGTAAGGTTAGTACCGTATCCACCAAATCGGGTTTCGTTCCTACACCATAATGACATATATGGTAACGAGTGTTAGTCACTACACTGTGCTTCTCACAGGACTTGAACCTGTAACACCCAGATCCTAAATCTGGTGCCTCTACCAATTGGGCTAGAGAAGCATTGGAGCGGAAGACGAGACTTGAACTCGCAACAGTCTGCTTGGAAGGCAGAAACTCTACCAATTGAGTTACTTCCGCATGGCATCTCCAACGGGGTTTGAACCCGTGTTGCCAGATTGAAAATCTGGAGTCCTAGGCCACTAGACGATGGAGACTTGGCTGGTCTGGCAGGTCACGATCCTGCGACATTCGCATTAACAGTGCGACGCTCTACCAACTGAGCTACAGACCATTGTGTACTCTTTATGGGAGTACTTGAACCACCTTGGTAGGTGTTCCAAAACTTAACGACTGTGCAGCGACTGCAACAGTAGCAGATGAAGTAGTTTGAGGAATCAAACCAAACACCTTAGACGTATAATTATACACTAGGTATGAAGCAACATAGTCTGTAGTTGCATCGTAAGCCTTTGATGAGATAATGTTGTTATTAGCATCATATCCTCCTACGCTTACAGATACGGTATCAGTAATACACGCTGGATAATCAATCTTAGTTCCACGAGTATTTCCTGTTGCTGCAAAGACTGAAATACCCTTTGACTTTAGTGTTGAGATTAATGTACGGATAGTTGTATCTGCAACTGCTACTCCTCCGTATGCAGCAGTATTTGTAACTGCTGGCGAGCATGGCTTGGTGCCATTAAAATATCGTGAAAATGATACAGCTCCAACCTTTGATGAATTTGCATCTACCCAACGCAATGCATCAATAAAGTTTCCAGCATTCATTTCTGCTACAGACTTTGCACTTGGAGTTGTTGATCGTAGCAAAATAATTGGCAATGCAGGGTTTTGCTTCTTTGCAACTTCTGCCATAGCATTTCCATGGTTGATAACGCTTGAAATGTCTGCACTCTTTGTAGCTACAACATCTGTACATGGTACATTTGCTAGAGTGATACAGGTAATGTTTGCTGCATTAACCTTTGAATCAAAGTATGAGTCAATGATTACCAAAGACTTTGTTTCGGCTGCTTGTGCTGGCTGAACCAGTACTGCAAAAATTGCTAACGAAATAATTCCCACTGCTTTTTTCATTTATTAGTTTCCAATCATTAATCGTACTACATGACAACATGGGTCTCCGCCTTGGTCCCACTCTTCTACTTCTTCTTCACTCATATACTGGTATCCACCATCATGAGTATTACAGTAAGGCTCACTTACCCAGCCTCTATCCATTCCTTCGTTGATCCACTTATCAAAGTCAGACCATTCTTTATCTACTAACGTTTCGTCCATATTATAAGTATACCCTTAAATGCTTACTACGTCAACTGGGCCCATGCATGTAGGGCTAAATTTAATTGCAGAGTTTACTGCTCCAACAACACGCTTTCGTGCATCCTTAGTTTTCTGTGTTGCGTCTAGGTGACCCATGGCGTATTCTGCCCCTGAGCCCATTGCTAAAAATGGCACAGTGTACTTGGATAAAGACATATCTCCAGCACTATGCTCATAGATTTCACCACGAATAGCAATAATCAAACCAAAGTCTGCATCCTTACCAGTATCTACCCACCAATCAGTATAAAACTGCTTGAGCTGTTTGATAAACTTGGTTTGCATAAATTTGTCTGTGTCTTTAATGTCTGGCACATATGGATTAAAGTTATAGCGAAGACGCTCACCATCCATAGATCCAGCGTATCCGATTAGATAAGGTCCAAGCTTCCACACCTTTGGTGCAGTTAATGCTAGAATAGTACCATCGTCTGATGCACCACGATCTCCAGCCATATAAATCTTATTGTTTACTTCATCACGAACTACAGCAATGCAAGTCATGCAGAAACCCCTCCCAAAGTTGATATATTCAAGTATACCATCCCTGGAAGGGGCTGTCAAATAGGGGTCAAATATGCTTAATTATGCTATCTTTGATCTTTTTCTGCGTGTCTCTACTGCTGCATCCTGTACTGTTACTGCATTTTTATCTGTGGTAGAAAATGCTGCGTTGATTTCATCTCTTGTAAGTTTTCCATCATCCATAAATGCACGAGCCAACTTCTCAACAACTACTGCGACTGCACTGAGTCCAGCAACTGTCATAGCCTTTGCTACTGAAATACCTGCAATTGCTCCTGCTCCAATTACTGCTAGAGCATTGGCTGCAAATACCGCAACAATACGCATAAGGATATTCCAAATGTTTGTGATACTGTTCATGTTTACTCCTCTCTATTTCTAATTGGACTAGTTATAATCCAGATTGCTGTTGTTAGCATGATTCCATAACCAACAACTACCTTTGCGCTACCATCCAATACCACCCAGGCAATAAACATTCCAAGAAGAGTCCATGCCTGATCTATTAGATCTTTTACTATATTTTTTATTATTCTTACCATCTTCTACCTCCTCTTGAACCTGGTGAATTGCTTCCTGAGCCTCCACCAGAACTTCCTCCTCCACCAGTGCCACCACCAGTAGATCCTCCTGTTGCAACTGCTGCAGCATTAATAGCTGCTCCTGCTGCTACAACTGTAGCTACAACCATATCTGTAGCTTCTTCTCTTTCTGCTTCTGTCATGTCTGCACCAATACTTCCAAGTGCTGCTAATGCTGCTCCTGGATCTGTTAAGGCTGCTTCTAGTAGTGCCCCTGGGTCTGAGACTAATTCAACTTGTGCTGCAACTTCAGCTGTAATAACAAGTGGATTACCACTTTCATCAGTACGAACCTCAACTGGTGTTGCTGGTGGTAGATCTGCATAAGAAACTCCAGAGGCCTGTACCTGTGCAGCAGAGATAGATTCTCCTGGCTTTAAGTCAGCAACTAATGACTCTACAACTGCTGCCTTCTCTTCTTCAGTTATTTCTTTTCCATTCTTAGCATCTTCAGCAATCTTTGCTAATCTTTCTTTTTCAGCTTTCTTTGCCTCTTCTTCAGCCTTTAGCTTATCTGCTTCAGCCTTAGCTTTAGCTTCTTCAGCTTCTTTTTGTTCTGCTAACTTCTTAGCCTCTTCTTCTGCCTTAATCTTAGCTTCTAGTTCTGCTTTTGCTTTCTCTTCTTCAGCAGCCTTAGCCTTTGCTTCTGCTTCTAATCTATCTGCTTCTGCTTTTTCTGCCTCTGCCTTGGCTTTTGCGGCTTCTGCTTCTGCCTTTAGCCTGTCTTCTTCAGCCTTCTTAGCAGCCTCTTCAGCAGCAATTCTGTCTGCCTCTGCTTTTGCTGCAGCCTCCGCTGCTGCCCTTGCTTCAGCCTCTGCCTTAATTCTCGCAGCCTCTGCTGCTAATCTAGCCTGCTCTGCTTCATATGCTTGTTGTGCAGCAATACGAGCATTCTCTGCTGCAATTGCTGCTTGTCTGGCTTGCTCTACTCTGATTGCTTCTTGTCTTGCTGCCTCTTCTTCTGCTAATGTTTGATTAACTAAAGATGCTGCTGCATCCACACTTGCTGCCATATTTACAACTGCCTGGTCTACAGCAACTAATGCTGATGTTAAATTATTTTCTGCTTGGGTTAAATTATTTTGTGCCTCAACCAAATCTTGTTGTGACACATTAAGATCATTTTGTAGTAATGTAAGTGCTTGTTGTGCTACTGCCAATTGATTTTGTGCATCAGAAAGTTCTTGTCTTTGCTCTGGTGTTGCTCCTGATGTAGAGAATTCTGATCCTGGAATTATTTCCCATTGACCATTTCCAGTATATCTCTGCAAATAAACAACTGCTCCACCACCATTTTCATAGTACCAAAGATCAAATTGTTTTGAGACTCCTGCCATAGTCATAACATCAGCAGTAGATCCGCCTCCACCCTTGTCATACCAGTCATCAAGAACTAATACTCCATCAAGATATAGCCTAGTTCCATCATCTGCTTGTGCAGAAATATATTGTGTTCCAGTAGTTGTTGGGGTCCATAGGCCAGACCAATGTACCTGAAAATCTTCAGGGTATGTACCAGCAGGTCCACCTCCCCCCCAAACCTCATAAATACCATTTGTATCTGTAGTAGTAGAAACAATATATCCTGCACCCATAGGCGGTCTATTGTTATATCCCAAATCCTGGTAAACAGTCATAGTTAGACCAGGGGTAGTGTTTGCATTTACTACTGCGGTAGCACTATCTACAATGTTTTGATCAATCGCTACCGTGGCAGTTTGAGAATCTACTGCTATCTGAGCAACAATAACATTTTCTTCAGCCTCTTCAACTAAGACTGTAGCACCATCTACTTGTGCAAGAGCCACAGTAGCACTATCTACTACTGCTTGAGCCTGTAATATAGAGTCCTGGGCCTGTGTGATAGTGGCTGTAATGGTCTCTGTAGGGCTTGTAATGGCTGTTGCTTGGGTTTCTATGAGTGCCGTTGCAGATTCAGCCTGAGTTATTGCATTCTGTGCTGCCTCAATGATGGCTGTTGGTTCTAAAATTACTGCAGTTGCTGTATCGCTTAGTTGAATTGATCCTACAGAAGTTGCTGTAGCTGTATCTACTTGGACAGTCAAGACCTCATCAGCGTGTGCCTTTGTAGCAGGTGCAAATACCAGCCAAAGCACAATTAAAAATCCCACCAAACTGCTCTTTATTAGAACTCTTTTAATAGGGGGGTCACCTTTCAAAGATGTTTGATAGGATTATTATATCATTTTATTCCACAAAAAAGAGGGCTAGCACTAGGCTAACCCCCTTTAGTGTTTGGCTAATTAAGCCTTTACCTTCTTCTGAATCTTAATGACCAGAGCGGTAAGGGATGTAATCTGCTTCTTTAGTGAAGCGATTAGTGTTGCTACTTCTGTAGACAACTTTGTAACTGCATCCACTGCAGCCTGTGCTGTCAGTGTTGCCTTATCTGCTGCTTCTGCTGCTCCAAGAGCTGCCTTTGTAGCCTCATCTGCTGCCTTTGATGCCTCATTAGCTGCATCAAGAGCTGCCTTCTGTGCAGAATCTTCAACAACTGCCTCTGCAGAAACTACAACCTGACCTGCTACTGGAAGAGATGATCCACCAGTTGCTGTGATCTTGACTGTATTCTGTACGAGTGGCATAAAGACCTTGTATGTCTTAACTGTTGCTGTATCTGTTGTTACAGAAACGCTAGTTAGATCTGCACTACCAGCACCAAATGCATATGATGGAACAATTCCACCAGTTGCAAATAGGTTTGAGTATGTCTTTGGAGACAATGTTAGACCTGTTGCATCAAGAACCTGAACAGTAATTGTTGCTGCTTCACCTGGAAGGTACTTAGCCTTATCAAATGAAAGCTTAACAGTTGCTGCTGTACCCTCAACACGAACTGGAACTGGGTTTGAAACAGTACCTACGCTTGCAGGATTGTAGACAATAATATTTGCTACACCTGTCTTAACACCAGTTGCTGGGAACTTTGCTACACCATTAACAATTGTTGCTGATGTTGCTGAGTTGTTAACTGTTGTAAGGTCTGCTGAAGTTGCAGCAAGTGTACCTGCTCCAACTGTTACACCCTGTGCATCGTATGCCACTGCAGAAATAACATCTGAGTTAGACCCTGTAGCGATTACTGACTTAATTGGTGTTGCAACAATGCGAGCAATGTCACCGTAGAAGGTAACAGACTCTGTAGCAAGAACTACACCAGAAGCAGTTGTAATTGTAACTGTACCTACGCCAGCAGTTCCATCAGCAAAGATACCGATGTGTTGACCTGATGCAAGTGTAAGTGCACGGCCCTGTGCAGTAATTGTTGCTGGGTTTGACCCTGCCCCAATAAGACCTGGACCGCTAACGATTGCTGTTAGTGATTCTGCAACAGATGTTCCTGCTGCGTTCTTCTGTGTTACAACAACGACTGCTGCAGCATCTGCTGAAACTGTCTTTGATGCGTAAACTGTTGCATCTGCTGTTGCAGATACTGTCTCTCCTGCGTTGAGGATAGAAGTTGAAGTTGCTGCTGATGCCTTAACATCTGCTGCTGTAACTACAACTGTCCATACAACTGCTGCAGAGTTAACTGCACCTGTTGATCCAGCCTTAAGTGTTGGGGTGAACTTGAACACATATGTTCCAGCGACTGCTGGTGTATCAAGTGTTGCCTTTAGCTTTGCTGTTACATATGTAGCAGCATTAGCAGATGAAGAAACATCTGCAGAATAGTTTCCTGCTCCCAAAGCAACGATTGCAGAAGTTGTCTCTAGAACCTCTAGAGTAGCAAACTTTGCAACACCTGCAGGAAGACTTGTAACAGATGATGTTACCGTAATTGTATCGTTGAGACCCTGTGCTAGGAATCCAACAGTAACAACGGCTGTTGCAGATTCTCCAGTACTGATTGCATCCGAAGGTGCATCAATAGCAAGAGTATCAGCATTAACCGCAGCGTGTGCTGGGATAGCAGAAAGGGTTCCGAATGCCAAGGCTGCAGCCAAAGCAAGCGAGACTTTCTTAAATGAATTCATTATTCTCCTTGTTATTTTTTATAGTAAGTTGAAATTACCGAGATAATCCCGTATTTCTTCGGGCATTTCCCGATTATCTAATTCTACCATACGTTGCTCTTTTTGTGCAACTTTGGCTGAACTAGAAGACCATGTGTGTATATCTATCTCTATATTAGGATTCTTGGGGGTGTGGGATAGGGCTCCAAATACCGCCCCAGTTACAGCATCCGCAAGGTCTTTAGACTTTTTGCGAGGGTGGTCAACCTTCTTATCATTAATAATCTTAAGCTCAGACATTTCATCTAGCAATAATGGGATGTGTGGCATTGCAATACGCTCTTCATAGACCATCATGGCAAGGTCTTCATAGTGCTTCTTTCCTACAGACACCGTATCTGTTCTTATTCCAACAGCCTGAAGTTCTTGCTGAATATCAAATGACTGCCAACGGTCAAATGAAACCATTCCAAGATTAAACCCTTGTCTACGAAGATTTTGGATCCATTGCTTTACCTCTGATAGGTTAACTGGACCCTCAATTCTTGGCTCCCACCAAACAACAGCATCAACAATAATGATGGGGGCTACTTGCTCATAGTCTTTAACTATCTGAAGATTAACCCATTTATCTACGTGAGCAATTGCAACAGCACACTTGTCATGCTTTTGTGCAAGGTCAGCGTGGACGTAATAAACCTTGTCTGGATCTGGAGCAAATGATGGTTCAAACCTCTTGTTAGAGTCAATTGGATTTCTTAATGTCATACATCTTTCTAGCTTATCCTTTTGCTTAAAGAAAGCATCTGAAGCAAATGTTGGTACGCATGCAAAACGCTGCATAGCATCACCCATATCAGTAAAGAATGAGGTTTTAAAGTCTTCAATCTTTCGTGTTGGATTAACAACCCAAGTTGGTCTCTTTAGTGCAAATACTCCAGGGTATTTATATGCAACAATGGTATCTTCATCCCAGGATATATCTAAAGTATTTCCTTCCATATCCTCTGGAAAGTCTGGATTCATAATAAACCTATGTGTCTTTGTTACAATCTCTTTTTCCATAATGGCTTCTTCGTACTTTTGTGAGATGAAGTCCCCTGGAAAACGAGGGAATGATAGCAGTGCTACCTTTCCTAAGTCTGGAAAACGAGAGTCAACTGATGCACGGAATGCCTTATAGATATTGTCAGCAGTCTTACCCTGATCATTTCCAGTTCCTACCTCTGTAGCAAAACCAGAAATCTCATCAAGTACTGCAAGAATGAGGTTCAAACCCTCATGTGATTCACGCTCTGAGTGACCAGAATAAACCGTGATACCTTTATCAAATTCAATAGATTCTGCCTTAGCATTAAACTTTCCTGCAAACCACTCAGACTTCTCAATCTTTGTTTTAAAGCCTTTAAAGAAAACGTTCTTGGCTTGTTGAGCGTTAATAGCAACGTTAATAATATCAATTGCATCTCCTGATGGCTTTCCAAAATATCTTGCTGGGTCTTTTAGGCATAGTAATTTATATACAATGTATGCACATGCTACTGTAGATGTAAAGTCTTTTCCAGAGCCCTTGCCAAGTTGCAGGATGACCTCGTTCTTAGTGTACTTCTTGAAGTATCTATGCCCCTCTTCTGCCCCCAAAATATCCACAAGATCCTCTTCACGATAAATCTGACTCATGGCCTCAACAATGTCATACTGTACATCAGACAGTGGTGGTTGGTTTAGGTAACTTTCACCTTCAACAAAAGTCTTAGCATCTACAGGAATTTCTTCAAAGTTATTATTCTTTAAAGCTTCAAAGAAATCATTGAACATTGTGGACAACTGTAATCACTTCTCCATTCTTAGCAATAGATGAAAGCCTATGCATAATAAGGTCACGGATCTCTGGATGTGTTGATGCAATGTCACGAAGGATGCCAACAAGAACTTCCTGTCGCTTTTCAATCTCAACCATTTCTTCTGCAAGTTCTTTATTCTCAAGAAGTCCAGCTTTTTGAAGCATATCAATACGCTTTGACTCAATGTCCATAACGAGTTTGATAGCAGCAGTCTTTGCACTAAGGTTATTAGTCATAGAAGCTTCATCAATAACCTCATATGACTTAGTAATCAACTTGCTGTAATGTGTATCAGCACCCACCAAGGCTTCTTTAGCACGAGCACGGATAGCAGCATTATCTGATGCCATAGCCTTCCACTCATTGATTAAAGATACCACTCTTGTTCTTGGCATCGCTAGTTCTTTTGAGATTACGGTTGGATCATTACCCTTGAGGTATTCCGATACAACTGTGTTAACCTCGTCTAAATGCTTGATTAAGTCTTCTTCAGTTGACATACTTACCCTCTAATCTATTAATCTCATCCTTGATATAAAAGATAGCCTTCTCAAGGTCTTGAATAGTCTTTGACTCATCTTTGAGTCCTGCTCTCCAGAGGTACTTAAATGCATTACCGATATTAAAGTTGCGATGACGAGTAATCTGAATGCACTCAACCCCTGATGGATCGCTAGTATAGTGTTGAGGATGGTTTACCTGATCCACTGTAATGTTTAGGTTATTACTCATATTTCGTTATCTCCACTGCTAGTCTCTTCTTGCATTTTACACAAACTGTATATGTTCTGCCAGTAAATGGACATGACCCCTTTTGGCTATCATTGTGCTTACAAAATACTCTAAGCACAAAGGCCTTACTCATCTTAAACATATGCTTAACGATTCTACTCATCTTCATCAATCCAGTCAAAAACTTCTGGCATTCCCTTTACTATTAATACTGCATAAGTTAATCCTACAGCACCAATTACCGTTAAAGCGGTTGCGAGCTTGTGAATCTTATTCATCTCTTACTCTTTCTTAATCCAAATTTAGCAAGGTAAACATAGATAGTCTCTACGCTTGCCCCGCATTCCTTAGCGATATCCTCTGGACTTTTCTTGTCCATTAAATACCTTTTACGTAACCATACTTCACTTGTATACAGTTTAGCAGCCATAATGTTATTTGTCAATTCCAATCGCCTTGTACCAATTACTAACAGACCAATGCCCAATGCCACATGCATCAGCAACATCATTATCTGTTAACTTTTTATCATAGATTGTATTAATAAACTTTATTGTTCTTTCTTTTCTAAGATTTCTCTCATAAGACTTATACCATGAAGCAGATTTTCCAGGATTCTTTGATCTTATTGCTAGTTGCTCTTCTTTGGATATCTTCTTGTTTCCAATATAGTTTTGCCATGTAATTGGTGATACCTTGCCAATAGTACGAATACCTGATTGACCTGCTGCCCCAAGCAGGGCACCCTGTACCAATGCTAGGTCTGCAGCAGTCTTTGGGCTGTTCATAAATACTGTATGCTCAATAACGATAGCGTCAACATTTACAATGTGCTCAAAAAGACCTTTTGATTTTTTACCAGCATCAATCACCTTTTCATAGATATCTTTGCCTTCAAAGTTAATCTTTCCACATTCCTTTAGCTGTCCCCCATGAAATGTAGCATAAGCAAGACTATTGGTGCTAGCGTCAATAGCACAAATTCTTTCTGGAACTACTGGCCCTCCCCATTTAGTCTTGCTCATACTGTACAAACCCTTTCAGCTCTTTCATCATTTTATCAACTGCTTTTTTGCTTACATTACAATTGGCACAGAAGCCAGAGTCGTTATAGATTGATAGATCAACTCCACAACCACCTAAGCATTTTCTAATCTTGCCGATTCTCTTTTGTCTACGAGTTAACTGATAGCGTTCTGCTATCTTTTCTTTTGTAGCCTCATCTCTACAAGACTCACTACAGTAAATCTGATAAGAGACTTTTGGTGTGAAATAGTTATCACATCTACTACAAAGTTTCACTCAATTCCTCCAGAGAAGCAATCTTTATTGTTCCATCTCCAGCTTCAGCACATGCTGCTTTTACTGGACAGGTCTTGCATATCTTTGAGTTTCCACGATAGTTCTTTGTTGGAAGTGTTTGACTCTCCCAAGCCTTGCGAACTTCACGCATCCAATCAAAAGCATAATCAATCCATTGGCGATAATTATCGTTTACTTCAACTGGAATAATCATGATCTCATGGTTATTCTTGTTCTCGTAAACTAGTGCACCCTTTGCCTTGCCAAGTATCTTCATATAGATAAGCAGCTGAATTAGGTGTGCACCCTTTGGTTTGTTTGTTTTCTTGCGATACTCAAAGGCTTCGCTCATCATTGTTTTAATTTCACCAACGATCTCTTCGCCTTCCCAGTTAAACATAACATCGCCATATCCAAAGATTGGAGGATCGTTACAAACTACCTTAAACTCTGTTGTTCTTTCATTCTTGTCATTGATATATTCAACTGCTACCCCTGACTTAAGCATTGCATTCTGAATTCTTTCATGGCTCATAGTTCCTGAGCTCATATTAGCAACGCCATAGGCATCTGTATAGTCATCAAAAATGTTACCGTTAAACGCTAGGAACCAATATCGTGGACACTGACCATGCTGGTAAGCAATAGTTGATGGGGCAAATGTTTTCTTTTTGGTCTGCTTTGGACCACGGTCAACTACATAGCCAGAGTTAATCTTGGCAATCATTTGTTCAGCATTGAGTATCTCATTCTGCTTTGTAATTGCCTGCTTCTTCTCTGCCTCTTTTAGCATAACCTGCTTTAATAAGCTTTTTGTCATTGTTTTTATTCCCCTTGTTTATATAAGTATAGCAGATTAGCGCATCATATACTTGAGTGCTGATACCAGATTGTTAATAGATTCCGCTGCTGTGTAGTAAATATTCTTCTTTGCACGATCATTTTTGTCTACATTAGCCATCCATGTAGCTTTAAAAGCCATCTTTGCAGCAATTGCTTGTAGTCTTACTATCTCAATACTTGCCACCTGTGTGGGGATATCTGGCTTAATGATTACCTTTGCAATAAATGTTAATGCCGTAGTTAGTTCCTCATCCTGCATATAATCTGCAATCTCTGTCAAACCATTGACCATTTCCAGCGTTGTCTTTCCTGGTTCAAATTGCTCAGCCATCTTATTCTCCCTCTGTTAATTGTTCTAGTAATTCTACTTCTATTACTGCAAGTCTTACCTTTGCGTTACCCTCGCCAAGTATAATAAAAATGGCTGGGTCATTGTGATTTCTCAGGGCATCTGTAACTGCCTTAGCCCAAATGTCTTTATTAATGGTAATGCCCTTTGGGTACTCCTTAAAGTCAACCGTAAAGTTTCTCCAAGTGGCATCACCCTTATGTGTTCCTCTGCCAGAGTTCTTGTGCTGTTTAGCACTTATCCTCTTTGACTCACTTCTTTCGCTCATAGTCCTTCTTCGTTAAGATTAGTGGTACCTTTGAGATATGCTTTTTGCTGCACATCCATGTAAGGTTTGCAGTCTCAGACCACAAACGGACAGAGTTAACTTCTTCTTTGCACTTTTGGCAGATAAACTGACCGCTAAATGTTTTAAACTTATCGTTATGCATTCATCAACTTATTTCTTAAAGACTCTTGCAAATCAAGATCTTCCTTGACACGATTGATAAACCCTTCACGACCTTGTACCTTGGTACCATCTTCAAGCTTATACCAGGCTCCTGTGCGTTCAACTAGTCCAGCAAGCTCTGCTGTGTCAACAAGATCACCGATAGTGTCAATGCCAACTTCGTCACCTCTAAAGTAGAAGTCGTATTCTCCAGACTGGAAACCAGCTGAGGTCTTTGAGAACTGAAGTTCCCACTTAACCTTGCGACCTATCTTTTCTTCAATAAGCTTGTCTCCTACTTGAATCTTGCCCTTAATCGCTTGGTTATCGGACTCAGAGGAAAATAACTTAATAACAGTTGAGGAATAAAACTTAGTAGCCTGACCACCAGAAGGCTGCTGGCTAGTATACATAGCACTGATATTGTTGCGAGACTGAGAAATAAGAACAAGCAAAGTTGGCTTAACCTTATTGTTTGCATAGTTAAGCATTTTCCACGCATTACTAAAGTCTCTTGACTCTGCTCCAATTTGCTTTGTATTTTCCAACTGCTTAAGCTCATCTGTATCCTTCTCAAAATAAATAGCAGGTAGTAATGATGTAATACTATCTACAACAATTATATCAACTCCTGCATTCATAAGTCCCGTGCCAACATCAACCATTTCATTGATTGTACGTGCTTGTGAATAAATAAGCTTTGTTGAGTCTACTCCAAGCTTCTCAGCCCAGGAAGAATCATATGACATTTCTGCATCAATCCATGCACAGATCTTTCCTTCCTTCTGTGCCTGACCAATCATCTGAAGGCATAGAGAGGACTTTGCAGACGACTTTGAGCCCCAAATGAGTACTTGTCTGCCATAAGGCAAACCACCCTTTAAAGCCCTATTAAGGCCAAAACTAGGTGTTGCTGCATAGTCAACCTTTTGACCTGTTGCATCACCAAGACGCTTACGAATACGTGGATCTAACTGTGCTAATACTTCTTCCATTGTTACTGACATTAAAATCTTACCCCATGCTTCTCTGGACGTGTCTTGTTAAAATCTGATTTCTTCTTAAGAATATAATCAAGTGATTCTCTAGTATACCCTGCTTCAACCATTCCTGCATAGAGGTCTAATGTACGAATGATAATGTCTGCAAACTCTTTGGCAACTTCTTCTCCGCCCTTGTCTTTACGAACTGCTTCCATAACCTCCACAACTTCTGATACGATCATCATTAGTTGTTTGGTTACAAAAATATCATCAATCTTATCTGGCCAAAAGCCTTTTTCTACTGCTACCTTGTGCAAATCAATTGCCATCTGATCAAACATTTACTACATCCTCCAATATAACGGTTCCATCTTTAGTTTTACCCAAAGAAACTTTATAGACATTTCCTTCTTCAATAGTCATGTACGCCTTAGAAAATGCTGTAGGAAATACAAGAACTGAATGAAGTTCTCTTCCAGCATCTGCAACAACAAGGTTAGCCATCTTTTTTCCAGCCTTAGTCATTCTTGGCTTAAAGGAAACAACAAACTGCTCACCTTCTTTGTACGGCAACATCTTATAGTTCAAAAACTTAACCAAAGGATCTTTTGATTCTTTAATTTGATCTGCAGGAATTGCATTAACAATTCTATTATCGCTAACCAAAATTAGATAAGTTCTTCCTGTTTCAATAGCTGTATTCTCATCATCAAAGATTCCAACGCTTCCAGTCTTATCAAGAAATTCTACTCTTGACCAACCTTTGCCACGCTTAACAGACTTAATCATTCCAAGCATAACAAAAGATCCAGTCTCTTCATAATCTTCTGACTCTTGTATGTATGCGTAATAGTGTTGTGGCACAGGCATATTAAACTCAGGTAGGTTTAGATACTCGTAGAGGTTTTCTTTAATCTCTTGGTCATTTCGTGGGCTGTCTTCAAATGTTGCTGCACCGATAATTCGTAGTGCTTGAAGAGCACGGCTGTTAACTCCGTTTCCTTTAGTAAAAGTAAACTGCTCAAGTTCAGCGTATGACTTAAAAGGTCTAGCTGCCATGTATCTTTCAGCAATTTTATCTGAGATAAACTTAATACCTGACAAACCAAATCGTATACCCTTACCCTCAATCTTAAAGTCAATATCTGACTCATTAACATGAGGTAACTTAATGCTAATGCCCATTCTCTTTGCTTCAATAAGGTACTCAGTACGTGCATCTTTATCCTTTTCATTCTTTAATAGTGAATACATAAACTCTAGTGGATAGTGGTACTTCAACCATGCTGTCCAGTATGAGAGTGTTGAGTATGCTACTGCGTGTGACTTGTTAAATGAGTACCCTGCGTGAGCCTCAAAGTCTTGCCAAAGTTCTAAAG